TGGCGCATGGTTAGCTACTGTGCCTAGTGTAGCACCGTAAACATTAGGAACACGTACCAACTGCTTGCCCATTGACTGATAGAGTTTGTGGATGTTCCAAGTGGTAAGCCCTCGACCCTTAACTCTACCGACTGTACGCTCTGCGATTGCCCTAGCCTTGCCGAATGATAAGTCACATGCTACCGCCAAACCTATCACTGTGCAAAAGTTATTATCTCTGTAGTATTTACTACCTACCTTTGATAACTCTGCGTAGGAGTGTCTAAAATGTTTGATCTTGTTCATTTTTTAATACCTTTAGTTATTCACTACAAACACCAGTTGCCTAGTATTTCCAGTGAATAACCGCTGATTAAATCCGGTACTGCTTAACGGCACACCTTCGCCCTGAGGCTACTTCCCGTCATAACCGTTTATAATCTTGGTTATTCTATCCGCTTAGGGTGGCTGTCTGTCTCACTATTGCCAAGGCTAAGTAGCTGAGATTTCGAACCGCTATTGCGGAGGGCTTCAGGGACTGTTTCCTTCGTCTTCAGCCTATAAGTCACCTTGGTAACTGCTGAAGCTAGGTATCAATCTGGGGAACCGTTCCCCTGTTGCCTGAGTCCATTATATCGACTCAACAGCTAATGTATATAATGCAAAGTATATAGTGCCCATTCATTATATGAATACCCTATGATACCTTTTATTATGCGCGTAGGCGCGTAGCAATAACCATGCCAACTATATGTAGGATTATGTCATGCAAGAGTCATGCCAATGTTTACTAGTGTGTGCTAGTGTGTTCTGTAGGTATCCACATGCACACTCACACTCGCCCTATGCAATACCCATGCCAACATAAGCACCATGTCCCATGTATAACCTGTGGATAACTTATGTGTGCCTGTGGATAACTTATGCACACCTTATGCACAGCTGTGGGTATGTCATGTATAACTTATGTATAACCTGTGGATAACTTAGGGGGCGGGGGGCCGCGTGGCTACCGTAGGATTGTTACTGTACCCTCCGGTATACAAAATAGTAGGAAATTAGGATTGACAACTGTATCCTTATGCATACTATAACCTCTTGTAATACATAAGAAAACACAGGTCGCCCCTAGGGTTGACACAAGCAGCCTAAAGGGACAGGAGAATAACTTAGATAATAGAGTAAATAATGCTTGACTTCTGATTAATAATATGCTATAATAACTAGTATACTAAAGAGATAAAGATAACCAAGAGCCTTAAGGGTACTTAAGAAAAACTTTAAGAATTAACTTTAAAGAAATAATTAAAGTAAAAACTAAAGCATACTTAAGTATACTTAAGATAACCAAGGGGTATATTTTGAGTGATGAAAAGCAGCCTATTGTAAAAAAGAAAGGCAGACCCAAGAAGAAAGATGTTGTGTCAAAAACAACAGGCAATAGAAATAAGGTAGGTCGTCCTAAAGGTGATGCTTCAATCATTAACGACTATAAAGCTAGAATGCTTGCTTCACCTAAAAGTAGGAAAGTATTAGATTCTATATTGTCAGCAGCATTGGACGATGACCATAAGAATCAAGCAGCAGCATGGAAGCTTTGTATGGATAGATTATTGCCTGTCAGTTACTTTGAGAAGGATAAAGCAACTGGGGGCAAGAGTGCGATTAATATATCAATTACAGGCGTTGGTGGAGAAACTACTATCATCTCCGGTAACGAACAAGAACCCATTGAAGGGGACTACACAGATGTATAACATCAACAAAGATTTAGATTACTTTACTAGAGAAGAGTTTGCTTGTCAGTACACAGGCGAGAACGAAATTAAAGATAGTTTACTTCTAAAGTTAGATATGTTACGCAACCGCTGTGGGTTCCCTTTTGTCATTACTAGTGGTTATAGATCAGAAGACCACCCCATTGAAAAGAAGAAGGAGAGAGCAGGAACTCATGCCCAAGGTATTGCAGCGGACATTAAGGTCAGCGATGGAACACAGCGTTATAAGATTGTTGCAGAAGCTATTAAAATGGGCTTCTCAGGAATTGGAGTTGCTGCTGACTTTGTGCATGTTGACCTCCGCAGCTTGGACACTAACGAGTCTCCTGTGATGTGGTGCTATTGATTGGCTGATTTAAAGGTTGAACTACTACCTTGGCAGCAAACAGTATACGAAGACAAGACACGCTTTAAGGTTATAGCAGCAGGTAGACGTACAGGTAAGTCACGATTGGCTGCTTGGGCTTTGATACTTAACTGTTTGTCAGCCAAGAAGGGTCAGGTGTTCTACGTAGCTCCTACACAGGGACAGGCTAGGGACATCATGTGGCAGATGCTGCTAGAGCTAGGCAACCCTGTTATCTCTTCAAGTCATGTCAATAACTTACAGATCAAGTTTATCAATGGCGCACTCCTGACACTTAAGGGAGCAGACAGGCCGGAAACCATGCGTGGTGTCAGCCTTAAGTTCCTAGTCATGGATGAATATGCAGATATGAAGCCAGAGGTGTGGGAGCAAATCCTACGTCCGGCTCTTGCGGATCAAAAGGGTGATGCAATGTTCATTGGTACGCCAATGGGACGCAACCACTTCTATGATTTATACTCATACGCAACCATTAGTAAAGATGATACCTTTGTAGGCTACCATTTTACAAGTTTTGATAACCCACTGCTAGACCCTGAAGAGATTAAAGCTGCTGAGAAGTCTATGTCAGCCTTTTCCTTCCGACAAGAGTTTATGGCATCCTTTGAGGCTCACGGTAGTGAACTATTTAAGGAAGATGATGTCAAGTTTAGTGAAGATGAACCTAAGGACGGTGAGTTTTACATTGCAGTTGACTTGGCAGGTTTTGCTGACGTACAGAAAGTAACCACTAAAACAAACAGACTAGACCAAACAGCCATATCAGTCGTTAAAGCAGGTGTTGACGGTTGGTGGGTCGCTAATATTATACACGGACGTTGGGGCGTAGAAGAGACTGCCCGAAGAATCTTTGAAGCGGTTAGAGATTACCAACCAGTAGCCGTAGGTATTGAGAAAGGTGCTTTAAAGAACGCTGTACATCCCTATCTAAACGATCAGATGAAGAAAAATCAACGGTTTTTTAGGGTAGAAGAGCTTACTCACGGCAATAAAAAGAAAACAGACAGGATTGTTTGGGCCTTACAGGGTCGTTTTGAGCATGGTAACATAACATTAAACAAAGGAAAGTGGAATAGTCAGTTTTTAGACGAGTTATTTCAGTTCCCTAATCATTTAGTCCACGATGACTTGATAGATTCATTAGCGTACATAGATCAACTTGCAAAAGTTTCTTATGCTTATGATTATGAAGAAGAAGACTATGAATTCCTAGACAAATACGCAGGGTATTAACTATGTTAGAAAGTAAAGATAATTTCTCTACAGAGCAAGACCTAGAAGGTTGGATAATTACTAAATGTGATGGTTGGAGAGATCACTACGAAGCTAACTACTCACAGAAGTTTGACGAGTACTATCGCCTATGGCGTGGTATTTGGTCTGAGGAAGACAGAACACGCGCTACAGAGCGTTCTAGGATTATTACCCCCGCTTTACAGCAAGCAGTCGAATCCTCAGTAGCTGAGTTAGAGGAAGCTACCTTTGGTCGAGGTAAGTGGTTTGATATTAAAGATGACATACACGATCAAAACAGCCAAGACATTGAGATGTTACGTAATCACCTTGACGATGACTTTAAAAAGAACAAGATACGTAAAGGTGTAGCAGAGTGTCTTATAAATGCCGCTGTTTTTGGCACAGGCATTGCTGAAATTGTGTTGTCCGAAGAAAAAGAAATGGCCCCTGCTACAGAAGCAGTCATGGGTGGTGAGCTACAAGCCGTGGGTGTGAACATACGTGAGCGTACCTGTGTTAAGTTGCGCCCTGTAATGCCCCAAAACTTTCTTATTGATCCTGTAGCTACTGATATTGATTCAGCTTTAGGATGTGCTATTGATGAGTTTGTGTCATCACACTTAGTAGAGCAGCTACAAGAAAGCGGTGTCTATCGTGATGTTGATGTTCAACTAGCTAGTACTGATTTTGACATTGAACCAGATCAAGACTTAACCATGTATAATGAAGACAAAGTACGTCTTACTAAGTACTACGGTTTAGTTCCTCGTCACTTGCTTGAGAAGGCAATGAAGGATGAAGAATCAGAAGAAGAAGAAGTTGTTGAGTTAGATACAGAAGAAAGCTCTTCTTATTATATAGAAGCATCTGTTGTTATTGCTAACGGTAGTATTCTTCTTAAAGCAACAGAAAACCCCTACATGATGCAAGATAGACCTGTTATAGCATTCCCATGGGATGTTGTTCCTAGCCGTTTCTGGGGCAGAGGGGTATGTGAGAAAGGCTATAACTCTCAAAAGGCGTTAGACACTGAAATACGAGCTAGAATAGACGCTCTTGCGCTTACCATACACCCTATGATGGCAATGGATGCCTCACGTATGCCTAGGGGTGCTAAACCCTCTATCCAGCCGGGAAAAACTATACTAACAAACGGTAATCCTTCTGAGATACTACAGCCGTTTAACTTTGGCAATGTTAATCAGATTACCTTTGCACAGGCACAAGCCCTACAGACGATGGTACAGACATCTACAGGTGCTGTTGATTCCGGTGGTATATCAGGTGGTGTCAACGGAGAAGCAACAGCCGCAGGGATCTCTATGTCCCTTGGTGCTATTATTAAGAGACACAAGCGTACCTTAATTAACTTCCAAGAGTCTTTTATACTTCCTTTTGTAACTAAAGCAGCTTGGCGTTATATGCAGTTTGAGCCTGAGATGTATCCGGTAGCTGACTATAAGTTCCACACCTCTAGCTCACTAGGTATTATTGCGCGTGAGTACGAAGTTACTCAGCTAGTACAGCTTCTACAAACGATGTCTCCCGACACCCCCATGTATCCTAAGTTGGTTATGTCTATCATTGACAACATGAACCTATCTAACCGTGAAGAGCTTATTAGAACACTTGAGCAAGCTAACACTCCTAATCCTGAAGCACAACAAGCTGCTCAACAAGCACAACAAGCACAGCAGCAAGCAGAAATGGCGTTTAAGGCTTCTCAGTCTGCTGCCCTTAACGGACAAGCACAAGAATCAACCGCAAGGGCGCAGAAGTTATCAGTCGAAGCACAGTCTATACCTCAAGAACTTGAAATTAATAGAATTAAAGCTGTAACGACTAACCTTAGAGCAGGTGACGCTGATGACAAGGAGTTCCAGAAGCGCATTGAAATGTCCAAACAAATGCTTAAGGAAAGAGAAATAGCTGTTAAAGAAGGAGGTAATAATAATGGCTAGAACTAATCCTGCAAAGGGTAAGGCTAAGGTTAAGGTAACATCTAGCGGTAAGAAAGTTAGCTATGGTCAGGCAGGTAACGCTAGAGGGGGAGGCCCAAGGGTAAAAGTAGGTACATCTAAAGGAGATAGTTACTGCGCTAGAAGTCTTGGTATTAAGAAGGGTCTATCTAAAGAAAAACAGAATGACCCTAACACGCCCAATAACTTATCACGTAAGCGTTGGAAATGTTCTGGCGCTAAATCTAAGAGGAAATAACATGCCATACGGTACAGGAACATACGGAACTAAAGTCGGAAGACCACCTGCTAAAAAGAAGCCAGTTAAAAAGAAAAAAGTAAAGAAGTAGTGAAAGGTCAAACACACGGTGGTAAAGGTAGCGGTCAGCGGAAGACTGACCCAAAGAAGTTTGCAAGTAATTGGGACGCTATCTTTAAACAACCTAAAAAGAAAACAGAAAAGAAATAGCTTGACTTTTACTTTATACTATGATATAATATATAGAGTAACAACTTTAATAACTGTCCTTAGGGAGAAACAGTGAATGATAGATAAAGACCTTGAAAAGTATTACAGTACTTACCGTGAACTTTTTACAAATGAAGGTTTTAAACTTTTAATTGAAGACTTAACAAACAACTCAATAGGAATTAACTCTATTGAAGCCACTAAAGATGCAAATGATATGTACTTCCGTAAAGGTCAAATGTCCATTATCGCAAGCATTATAAATCTAGAACAACAGATAGTATCAGCCGAAGAAAGTCTTGAAGAAGTGGAAGAAGATTAATGGCTTTACTCTTTGATTTCAAATGTGAAAACGGCCATGTTAATGAACGTATGGCTGATGCTGATTGTACACACATGCCATGTCTTGATTGTGAGGCTATGGCTAAAAAACTCATATCTCCTGTTCGTACTGTCCTTGACCCCATCTCTGGTGATTTTTTGGGTGCTACAGCTAAGTGGGCAAGAAACAGAAAACAGAAGTTAGAGCAAGAACGCAAGGCCAACTCTTAACTAAGAAGCTTTGTATAATACACCTCCATAATGAGAATACTCACGGAGTTTA